AGATTATAAATACATACGAGAGTCAGGATCCTAGTAAGAACAAATCGAAAGTGTTTAACTATCTGTTTCAAAAGCGATGTAAATTATTATTAGAAAGTGTTCAGGAGTTTATTTAATGGTTAAAAGTGTTCATGAAGTAATTGAAGAAGCCAGAAAAAAACGAACAAAAAGTGAGAAGATAGAAGTCTTAAGAGCCAACGAGTCCTGGGCTCTTAAAGACATACTTCGAGGAACTTTTGATGATTCAATTCAGTGGAACCTCCCACCAGGCACGCCTCCTTACAACCCTAACGAACCACATTCAGCACCAGGTAATCTATTACGTGAAAACCTGAAGTTCAAATATTTTGTTAAAGGTGGTAGAGGCGATCAATTAATGAAAGCTAAGAGAGAGCAAATCTTTATTGGCATTCTAGAAACAGTAGAACCCCAAGATGCGGAGCTAGTCATAGGCATGATTAATAAAAAGTTACCGGTAACAGGAATTACGAAAGCAACAGTACAGGAGGCTTTTCCAGGACTAATTTCAAAATAATGAAAAATAATAAAAAAATAAAAAAATATTTTGATGCTGGTCCTTCCATGAAGGACCAGTTTTTCACTTTTACAGGAGAATTTTCGATGACTACGTTAGAAAGATTACAAAAAGATTCAGCAGAACTAGATAACTTTGTAGATCAATTGTCAAACGAAGGTAAAACAGAATTAGCAGCTAAAATCAAAGCTAAAAAGAAATTCCTAGAAGAAAAAGTGAAACAATTAACGGAGATAGCCGCATAAAGTGGTGTACAAACTTGAAATACTTGATATAATAATTAAGTATTCTTTATTATGGTCGGAGTATATACATGAATATTTTTATCCTAGACAATGATCCAATCAAAGCTGCACAGTTACAGTGTGACAAACATGTGGTAAAAATGATTGTCGAGTCAGCACAAATGCTGTCCACTGCTCATCGTATGTTGGACGGCTATGTTGAAAAACGTCCATCAAAGTCAGGCAAACGTATGATTAACTATTGGGTCCATCCTCGACCTGATAAGGAAGAACGTCTATACAAGGCTGTCCATCACGGCCATCCATCGACAGTATGGACTATGGAATCTGCAGCTAATTATAAATGGCACTACGATCATTTTGCTGCTTTACTTATGGAATACACTTATAGGTATGGCAAAGAACATGGTACATCAAAACTACGTGATTTGCTTGTATTACCTCCACGTAATATTAAAGGCTTTGGGCATAAAAATTGTGTTAAAACACCATTTAAATTAGCAATGAAAGATTATCCAGAATGTATTGCACTTGGCGATCCAGTTGAAGCCTATCGCGCCTTCTATCAAACTAAGCAAGATCGTTTCAAAATGGTGTGGACTAAACGTGATATACCAGAATGGTTTAAGGTTGCGGCATGATTACCTTTACTGGATACAAGTTATCCAATTTGCAAAAAGATGTTATAGCTGAAGCTATTAGTGCAGGACTTGATGTTCTTGTTTCAAAAAGAATGAAACGTACATTATATTTTGAAGTCAATATAGAAAAGGATTTGTATAAAAATAATCTAATATGGGGCGATATGGATGTAGAAGATTATGGCGAACAGTCTCCAAAGTTCTATACCATTAGGTTAAACTATTCAGGCGTCGAGTCCTTTGCAAAAATGCTTGAGACGCTCGCTCATGAGCTTATTCACGTAGAGCAATTCGCCACAAGGAGAATGCGTAATCTAGCTGGTCCTTTTAGAGTTGCCTATGAAAAAGAGCATTATACCACATCTGATGTTCCGTATTATGAAAGGCCGTGGGAGATTGAGGCTCATGAGTTAGAAAGTAGTGTATATGAATATATGAAAAAAAGATCAATGAAAGTACAAAGATATCTAATTAAAAGCAATGAAGAATTTGGAAAAGGTTTATAATGTTTGGTGACATTCAATATGAAGTTCTAGAAGAACTTAAATTTGGAGATCAAGAGAATCCAGGTATATGGCTTAGACTTGAGCAATCACCAAAAGGCAAGAAGGTTGTAAGAGTTTGGTCCGGTGCTGGTAAAGATAGATATTGGAATGTTATGCATAGATATAATGTAGAAGAACAATGGAATAAATGGAAACGGATATGCCAACGTATACACTAAAAGATTTAAAAACAAATGATACTTGGGAAGTGTTTTGTTCATGGGATGAATTACAAACAATTTTAGATGAAATGCCAAATGTGCAACAAGTGATGTCCGCTCCAAAGATCGTAAGTGGTCAAGGAAGTCTGTTAAGCAAAACAGACAATGGATGGAAAGACAACCTGCAACGTATTAAAGACGGTTCGGGTTCTGGTAATACGATCAAAATTTGAGATGATGATGAAAAACAGCAATTCCATGAAAGTAACTCCAGACGAGCTGGAGAACCATGAGCCTATCACTGATACGCAAGAAGAAGCATTTGAATATTGGGATCAAGGACATAATCTTGTCTTGTCAGGTTGCGCTGGTACAGGTAAAACATTTGTAGCAATGTATCTTGCTATGAAAGAAATTATGAGAAATCCTGATATTTACAGAGAACTTATTATTATTCGTTCGATGGTACCAACTCGTGATATTGGTTTTTTGCCGGGTAATGAAGAGGAAAAAAAGCAAGCTTACACAGTGCCTTATCGTTCTATATGTTATGATTTATTTGGATATGACCAAGCTTGGAATAAATTAATTACGCAAAAGAAAATTCGTTTTGAGTCTACATCGTTTATCCGTGGATCTACATTTGATAATGCTATCGTTATTGTTGATGAAATGCAAAACTGTAACTTCCATGAATTAGACTCGATTATTACACGTACTGGGGAAGATTGCCGGATTATTTTCTCTGGTGATTATTATCAAACAGACTTTAAATATGATGATGATAAAAGTGGCATCATTAAATTCTTAGGCATTGTAGAACAGATGCGTTTCTTTAGAATGGTACAATTTGGTTGGGAAGACATCATCCGTTCAGATCTCGTAAGAGATTATATTATGACAAAAGAAATGTTAAAAATAAGGTAGTCGCATGTTTTATGAAATTATAGAGAACAGAAAACAAATTAGGTGGTATGACCAAAATAGAACACCCGATAAGTCTTTAATAAACGAATGTTTATGTAAAACCTATACTGCGGTTGCTTCTAAACAAAATTTAATGCCATATAAAGTGTGGGCAATAGGCCCTTTCAATAAAGAACTAAACCAAGGGTTATATGATATATCTGCTGCTGGTATTTCTAAGGTTAGAGCTAATTATAACTTACTTACGGCGCCATATCAATTCATTTATACTGTTAGACTTGCAACCCCAAATTCTAAAGTTGCATCAGATATGAGTTCTGGCCATATTCAACCACCTGTAGACCCTAATATGTATAAGAATAGATCTACTATTAAAAATACCAATATAGAAATTGGAATGCATGCTACAATTTTGAGTAAAATACTAATAGAGCATGGTCTAGATGTTTCTTACACCTTATGTTTTCAAGATTGGGAATATAGAACAGACTTGTGGCAAGAAAAAGGATTTGATTTTATTGATGATGAAGTTCAATTTATTATGTCAGCAGGATATCCCGATTTAGAAAGATATCAAGAATCAACAGAAGACAAACCTAACATAACAGAAGTGGTAGAATGGATATGATAAAAATATACGGCACAGAAACCTGCCATTGGTGTAAAATGGCTAGATCTTTATGCATTCAGCACGATCTAAACTACGAATACATTATTTTATCAACAGATGAGCTTCGAAGAGAATTTAAAGAAAAATTTCCAAATGTAACATCAGTACCACAAATAACATGGAATGATAGATACATAGGTGGATATGATGATTTCGCTTCTGAAATAGAAAATACAAGAGAGTTTGGCCAAGGAGGATTTTAAAGTGGCAAAATATAGTCGATTTGATGCACGTAATAAAAAACGTGGTCGGCATAAAACTCAATCTCAGAATAAAGATTTTAGAATAAAAAATACTGATAAAATGAAAAAAAACTATTTACTTTCTCCTGAATATGTGGTAGAATACGAATATAATGAAGGAGAAATGAATGATTACAAACAACTTAAACAAAGTAATTCTTACGGACTGTGACGGCGTACTTTTAAATTGGGAATATGCATTTACAGTGTGGATGGAACAACATTTTGGTGATAAAGAAGTTGTAGATCCAGACAATTATGATGTAGGTAAGCGATATGGTCTTACACGTGATCGTAAAGAAGAATTAGTTCGTTTCTTCAATGAATCAGCAGCAATAGGCTTTCTTCCACCTTTACGTGATGCTATGTATTATGTTGATCTATTACATCGTAAACACGGATACACATTCCACATGATTACATCTTTGTCAAAAGATGAGTCAGCTCAAAAACTTCGGATCCAAAATACTCAAAAACTATTTGGTGAAACTGCATTTACTAAGTTTATCTTTGAAGATACTGGTGCTGATAAAGATGAAGTTCTAGAACCTTATCGTGGTAGTGGATTGTATTGGATTGAAGATAAAATTGAAAATGCTCAATTAGGTGATCGTCTTGGTCTAGAAAGTATTGTGGTAGAACATGCTCATAATATGGATAACGACGAATTCCCCACCTTTGCTACATGGAAAGAAATCTATGAATACATCACTGGCTGAATTACTTTTACTTCGATCTCAGTGGGAAGACACTGTTCGTAGATTTAAATTCCATGATGACTCTTTATATCATGGAACTATAAATAGCCTTGAATGGTTTAAAGAAAATGGCTATTCAAATAATCGTCTTCGGAAAAATTATAAACAAGCACTAATGTTAGCCGAAGAAATATTAGAAAAAATATGAGGTGATTTTTATTTTATGTTTTTGTCATGTCTAAAAAGGATAGACTCATGGCTGAGAAAAACACTGAACAAAAAGTACTTGCTGCAGATTCAATCTATGCGCATTTAGATACAGACGGTGATGGAATTATTACTGATGAAGAAATGGCAAGAGCAAAAGAAATTGCAGAGTTTGAACATAAAAGAAAAATGCAAGAAAACGAGGATGCAAAAGAAGATCAAATAAGACAAATGGCGTGGTTTGCACTATGGGGCATGCTTCTTTATCCTGTTCTTATTTTAGTGACCAGTATCTTTGGTGTAGAAGATGCAGCACAATTAATCGGAGATATTGCTCCAACATATTTTGTTGCTATTGCTGGTTTAGTTGCTGCCTTCTTTGGCGCTAATGCTTATGGTAAAGCAAAAAGCGGAGACGCACCTAAAAAATAAATAGTTGGAATTTTATTATGAAAAGATTGATATATCAAGTTTATGTAGGAAAAAAATCGAGGTTGTACGATCATTGTACTGCCTCGGTTAAAGCATATGCAGAATCCATTGGCGCAGATTATGAGTGTCAACGGTCACCTATATTAATGATTAAACCAGATCCCTTTAACACGAATAGAAGCAAGGAATCATACGAAAAGTATGGTGGCTACTTACCAATTTATGAGAAAGAAAATGCGTTTACGTATCTTAAAACTTATGATCAAGTTGCGATCATTGATAGTGACGTATGGGTTAGACCCGGTAGTCCTAATGTTTTTGATATTCTCGATCCAAATGTTGATTTTGGCGGCGTCATAGAAAAAGAAATGCCAAT